AGCTGTAGTAAAGTTTTGAGCAAACAAAGCATTTACCCCTACTGCGACAGATCTACTACCTTTTGTATCTGTGCTTAAAGACGCATAACCTAGAGCAACATTTGCAATGCCTTCACTTAAGGCATCACCTGTTTCAGAACCAATAATAGTGTTAAATCGACCCGTAGTGACTGATGCGCCTGCATCATAACCTACCGCTGTGTTGTAACCGTCAGCGCCCGCATTTAGGGTTTTAAGAGCCTGATAACCAACAGCAGTGTTCAACCCATTAGCATCTTCTGTGCTTAACGCTTGATAACCAATGGCAACATTTTTATCTCCCGTAGTCAAAGCAGTACCCGCTTCATCGCCCACAACCACGTTATAGTTGCCGCCAGAGGTGATGGAGTTACCTGCGTTAACACCTATACGGACGTTAGAGGTTCCTGCTGATGATGTGAAAGGGACTACTCCAAACTCAATAGTTTCACCCGCTGCATCAATTTTTAAAGCATTTATATTGCCATTAGACTCAATACGAAAGTCTAGGTCAGCACTAGATTCATTAAATACAGTTTCCGTAGGGCTTATAAACAAACGTGAATTAGAAGCACCAGCAGTTAACGTAGATAGTTCTAAAGCAAAGTCTTCAGAGCCATTAGATACATCTGTTATTTGTGAAGTTATCTGACCGTAGAATGTTTTCTCATCGGCATCGTTTTTACCTGAGAAGTACACTTGACCAGTTAAGTCATTGTCCGCTGCTGATACAGAGTTTCTAAATAGATCTAGTATTGGCCCTGCGTTAGCATCAGCGTCCGTAGAGATTAGTGCTAATTGAGTAGTATTATCGGATGTAGTGATAGTAGCATTGCCAGTTAAAGCCGCGTCTGCGCCACTAATTTTACTGTCTAATTGAGTCTGTATAGCTGAAGTTACACCGTCTGTGTAATTAAGTTCTGCTGTAGTTGCTGTGACTCCATCTAAAAGATTTAACTCAGTTGCAGTAGAGGTTACACCGTCAAGAATGTTTAGTTCAGCAGTAGTGCTAGTGACACCATCCAAGATGTTTAACTCAGCAGCAGTACTGGTGACTCCATCAAGAATGTTTAATTCCGCTGTAGTTGACGTAACACCGTCTAGGATATTTAGTTCCGTAGCAGAGGAGGTAACTCCATCTAAAATGTTCAGTTCTGCTGTAGTAGAAGTAACGCCATCTAATATGTTTAACTCTGCCGCTGTACTTGTGACACCATCCAGAATGTTCAGTTCTGCTGTAGTAGAAGTAATACCATCAAGTACATTTAACTCTGCTGTAGTAACTGTAGCACCGTCCAGTATCTCTAGTTCTGCTTCACTAATTGTAGCGGAACCTATAGTAAATGATGTAAGGATAGTAGGAGTAGTAAGCGTCTTGTTCGTAAGTGTCTGTGTACCTGTAAGAGTAGCTACAGTGCTGTCAATGGCTAGAGTAACACCAGTACCAGAGGCAGTAGAGGTAACACCAGTGCCACCTAAGATACCTAGAGACTCAGAGTCCAAGTCAATGTCAATGCTTGAAGAACCATCAGTAACATCTAAGTCCTGTGCTGTTGTAGTTGAGTCTACATAGGCTTTAACGGACTGTTGTGTAGGCACAAGCACAGCACTGTTAGAGGACATATTGTCTTCATCTACCCAGCCTGTAATAGTAATGGTGCCGTCATTCAAGGAACCAAAAGTAGTAGTGCCTGTTAATGTTACATCGTTAATGTCTGCTTTAGTTGCTGATGCAGTTGCAATGTTATTAAACTCTGCATCTATCTCAGTACCTTTTACAATCTTTCCAGCATTGCCTGAAGGTAACGAATCTTTAGCTGCAAAGTTAGTTGTTTTTGTATAATTACTCATTAAATTAGTCTACCTATAATAGCTTCTGTATTTAGTTCTTGTATGGACAATGCTCTGCCGTCTATTGTAGCGTCTATACCAATAGTAGCTACCTTACCTGATCCTCTAGCTTTTAGCTTTGCAACATCAATAACAATAGTTGCACTGTACTCTGAAGCCGCTACGTTATACTCCGCTACTCCATACTCAGCTATCAAACTTGTGGCTACAGTAAACGCTTGCTTACTGTAACCTTCTGTATAGTCATAAGCCCAGTTAGCTACTAGCTGACTACCTGACCCACCTATAAGAGTTAAATTAATTTCTTTAAGCATCTTTACTCTGGAAGGATCACCAAAAGCTAGAGGCTGTGTGTAGTACTTCATTATGTAAGTGCTAGTGTTGTCTAAATATCCAAAGTATCTAGATACACCGGATACACCTCCAAAGTATAGTTCTCCTCCAACGTCATCTCTAGCAGCCGTTAAGATACCAGTAGTAGGCCATGTTGTAACTCTGTTACTTCCGTCCTCTAGCTTACTTCTTACATCAAAGCAGTAAACAATCTTAGCGGTTACAGGGAAGATTAAAAGATAAAAAGCATTCTCTACGCTGTATACAGATTTAATGTTACCTGTTTCAAGAGTAGTGTTATAAACAAGTTCATCTCTAATGCTCCTAGAGACATCTCCAATAGGGTTAGATTTCTCTTGTATAACTCTACCTAAACTACGGACACCAGAGCTAGATAAGAAAAACAAGTCTGAGCCTGTAGACTGTACGCTGTCTCTAGCTACACAGCCTATGTTTGTAATAGTGTCCTGTAGCGTCATATTAGAAGGTGAGGAAGCACCGGAGTACAGTAGTATGCTACGCTTACCAAAGATAACCAATAGGTCATTAAACTCTGCTAGTGCAGTAATCTCATCATGTCCTGTAGGCCATACAGATGTAACGTCTAAGCTACCTGTGCTGCCCCCTGTCCACGCATGACCATTAAGACTATCAGACCAATAGACAGTATGTTTATTGTTTACAACGTCAGCAGCCCAAATCCTACCAAAAGCCGCTAGAGCTTCATTAGCCTCTGGTGGTGTACCTGTAGCATGACTGTGGTCACTCATAGCTGCTAGTACACCGGAGCCAGACTCATCTGTATATATCAGAGGCTCATGCGCTGACTGCCAAAAGTACGCATGGTTAGCAAAGTTTATAATCTTCCAATTGTTAGCTGATACTGTATAGCCACTTGGAGTTATGTCTGTAAGGCTAGAGGTGCCTGTAAATATCTTATTGTTACCAGTAGAGAACACTACAGTTGTGCCACTGTAATCTACATACTGGAATAGGTTCTCTACGCCAACACTAGACCCTAAAGGAGTAGCACTGCTAGTTAAAAGATTGATACCTTTTCTAGCACCTATGCGCCCAAAGCTGTCAATGACTGCATTCTCTGCTATAGAAGCATAAGAAGCATCCTGACCTACAGGAGCATCTTGAGTATTGATACCTCTAAATCCTGGAGCACCAATGTATATGTTTTCTCTTTGCTGTGCCATTATTGTACCGTGTAGATAAATTCTTCAGGGTTCTTATATGCGTCCTGTGCAATCGCATCACTAAGATGTTTGTCAGCAATAATAAAATAATCTTGTGTAGTAGTACCACCTGTCTCACCACGCTCTCTAGCAAGCAAAGCTACAGCGTTGTGTATAATAGCCATAGCCGGTAGTACAGTAGTGTCTGAATCAACAGCTAAATCAGGTTCTCTAGAGCACACATCAAAGCGTAGTGAGAACACACCGGATGGCTTAGGGTATACTCTTACTTTAGTATCGTCATTAGAATCTACACCACTAAACGTGTAGGAGTCTGGGGTGCCTGTGACTTCCCCTGAGATGTAGTAAGCATTGTTAAACCAGTTAGGAGACTCATAGTGCATAAAGAAGTTAGAGGTGTCGTTAATGGCACTGTATAGTTTAACACGTTCTCCTGCTCCTGTCAAGCTATATTCTGTAGTATCTGCTACCGTAGGAACAACTATAGTTTTGCGTAGGGTAGACCAAGCATGTGAGTCCTGTACTAAACTCTTAGCGTCATTGATGTAGTCCCCTACCATCTTAGAATAAGTAGTCTGGGTAACTTCAGCTACTTCATCTTCTCTGAGTCTCCTTAGTACGTTATTCATTAAACTTAGGTACGTTGTAGCCATTAAACTAATCCTCTAAATAAACCTTGTGGTGCTTGATAACCCTGTAGAGG